ATCATTATTGGTACTGTATTATTATCTAATCCTAACAAAGAAGTAATGGAGTGGATGGTTCAAAATATATTATAATTTTTATGAAAAAGTGGATTAAATCACCATACTTTTGGTTAATTATCTATTTAATAGCCATGTTTATAGTAGTTGCATTCCTTTGGAAGTATCTTCCAATATGGGAATCATTATTACTTATATTATGGTCAACCTGTTCTCTAGTAGCTGGGTATTTAGTTGCTAGGTTTCTATATAAACATTAAAAGTAAAACTCTTCTATGGCTAAAAAAATACCACATTTATCAATACCTTCAATTGGTAACCTTCCAATAGAAATAAAGTTATATGGTGATTGGCATAAAGCCATAGAATTAGTTGATAATCTTGGACCCAGTATTAAAAAAGGGTATGATACAGCAGTAAATAAATTTTCAAAGGATTTATTAAAGATTGTATTATTTTCCATAGCTACTGGAACTCCTCCAAAAGGTACAGGTATAAATTGGGAACCTCATAGTCCTATCACTACAAAGAAATATGGGGAACACCCAATTTATTACCTTACTGGTACTTATTATAGGGCAATAGGATTATTCAAATACAAGGATAGAACACTTGTTGGATTACCAAGGTCAAAAGGAAGGTCATCATCAGGTGGTATAACTCTTGGGGAATTAGCAAGAATTCTTGAATATGGGACCGGTGGAAGAGGTGGAGGTAAATCATCAGGAACTATACCACCAAGACCATTATGGAATCCTGCAATAAATGCAGTTGGTGGAAAAGATAGACTAAGGTCAATGATTATAAAAAATATCAGAAAACAATTATATGGTTTTGGTATAAGAGCCAACCAAGTTAGATGGAGGTAATAAATATGATAAATTCACAAGAAATCATAGAAAGGTCAATATATCAAGCCTTGCTTAATGCTTCTATAAAACTTGGATATTCACTAGACCCAAATAATTATTTACCCATAAGTATTGAAAACCAAAAAAGGTTTAAAGAAGACATGGATAAATTAAATAAATATATTTGGGTATTTGGTACTGGGAATAATCAATCCAAGGATAAGAAACTTACTCCAAGGATAGTAGTTAATGCAAGGGGTTTTTATCCTGGTGGAATTGGTTTACCTAAGTTACTTATACAAAAAGAGGAAGGAATAGGATTTACAGCAACGGAAGAACCATACGAAACCATAGACCAATTTATAGATATACATCTAATAGCTAATAATCAAGAAGACCTAAGATTATTACATCAGGTAATGTTTTATAGTATCCCACAAAGGGGTTATTTAAAACCTTATAATGTAGATGAATTTTTATTTTCTGGTAATATATTTCTGGAATTGGTAAACTTCTTTGATATTCCTAATTTAGATTTTGGGTTATTAGAGAAAGTTTACCAATTTGTTATTCAGGATTGTGTAATAAATGAAATTACAGAAAAAGCAGACCTTGTACCTATTACAGATATAACACTTCTATTAGAAAATTATGGATATAACCTAATAGAAGTTTCAAAATAAACAAATTATTAATCCCAAAATATAAAAAGTATGCCTAATACACCTAGAGTTGAATTCAACTTTCAAAACAACAATGTACAGCAATCTGTACCGTTATTAGGGGTATCCCATGTAATGGCTCGTACTACTAAAGGTCCTTTTAATCAACCAGATGAGGTTTTTTCAACCTATACCCAATTCCAAAGGGTGTATGGGGAAGAAATAGTTCCTGATGGTTCTATTTCTAATATTATGAAAGCCTTTGAAATAGGTTCAAAGATTAGGGTATCAAGAGTAGCTGGTGCAGAAACTACTGTAGCAAAAGGACAAGCTAAAACCTATACCTTCAGTTCTACAACAGGTGAAGGTTCAACGGGTTCACAAACCAAAATAACAATCAAATTGGAAGACCCAAATAGTGATGATACTATATCAATGATATTAAATATCAATACTAAAGAAGCGGGTAGCCCAATTCTTGATGATACTGGTTATGGGTTAAATAGAAATTTTTATGGTAGATTTTATGCCCAAGAAGGACCTACTACAAAAATTTATTTCCAGCAGTTTAAAGCTTATACAACCATTGATAATGACCCAGAGGGTGAACATGATTATCAAATGCAAATAGCTGCAGAAGATATTATATCCACTAACCAATTCTTCTCTGGTTCAAAAGCTGGTTCTTCAAGTATATTTGTAGAATCTCAGGTTTTACAGGATTTTATTAACAATACACCCAATATAGAATTGGTTTTAGCTTCAGATGAATCAACAGCATCATTTGATGATGAGTTTAATAATAAGCTAAAAGCTCAAGGTATTAATGGGGTAGTTTCTACTCTTGCTAGTTATTCTAATTGGCAAGGTTCAGTATTATTTGATAATACAGCAATAAGTACTGCTTCATCTCCTCTTGTAATTATAAATGAAGGTGATAATGGTGGTAAATCAAGTGCTGCTACTTGGGTTGAAGCTTATGAAGCTCTAAAGAGTTATTCAGATGGCTACCAATTAATAGCTTCCCATATTCATCAAAATGATATGGTAAAAGCAAAAGAACCCGGACCCGGAGTAGACCCAGACCCCAATGGTTGGAAAACTGCTTATGTAGAAATTGCAAAAGATGTAGTTGCAAATTTTGAAACTGTATTATATGTAGAGGTTCCCAAATATGATTCAGAAGGAAAAGTACAAACTCCTGATGGTATTATAAATCAATTAGAAACTTTAGTACCACAAATTGGATATGCTAAAAATATTGCATATTTTGCTGGTGGTATTAAATATTATGATGCAAAGGGGGCTTTACAAAATTGTGACCTTCTTGGTTCAGTAATTGGGTTGGGTGATGCTTCTGCTTCTCAATATGGTCCTTGGTATTCATTCTCTGGTATGAATAGAGGGGTAATTGCTTCTGCATTGGGTCCTGTAACTGAAAATTTGGGTGGTCCCAGTAAAATAGAAGAACTTCAAAAATTAGCAGAATGGTATTGCAATCTTTTTGTAATAAAAGATACTAGAACCCAAGGAAAAAGAACTATGCTTTGGCATGGGTTTACTTCTAATCCCAAATCAGATTCAGAAAAATTCCTTTCAATTGTAAGATTGAATCTTTATCTAAAAAAGAATCTAAGACCTATTCTTGAAAGTTATTTGGAAGAACCCAATACTTGGTCTACTTGGCAAAGTATCTATTATGAAGCCAAGAAAATTCTTGATGACTTAATTGGTACTGCTATTACCGAATATACCTGGATGGGTGACCAAGATGCTCAATCATATGATGATTTGGTAGTAAATAATGAAGCTGATGTAAGACAGGGAAAATATCATATTATATTGAAATATAAAGAGATTGTTCCCTTGCAAGAAGTAACCATGGATATTGTAATTGATTCTGTATCAAAAGATGTAAACATATCAGCAGAGTAAATTTATTAAAGATATAAGATTATGCCAGCTCAAGTAAAAAATCCAAGAAAGAAATTTTTATGGTCCATAGAATTTCCTTCACATCCAATAAATGCTTATCTTTTTCAAAATGTAACTTTACCAGAGATTACAATAGAGGAAGTAGAACATGGGGATGTAAACCGTTCAGTTAAAACTGGTGGTAGAATTTCAGTAGGTACCATGACTGCTCAGAAACTTGAAACTACTTCTGGTTCTGATACCTGGTTCTGGGATTGGTTATTCTCAGTTCAGGATATGATTAATGGTGGTGGTTTAACTCCTAGCCAATATTGGCAAACCGTAATTGTAAAAGAATTAGCAGAAGATGGAGTATCAGTTCTAAATAAATGGGTATTAACTGAAGTATGGCCCACTAGAGTAAATGGGCAAGAATTAGACCGTATGAGTTCTGATAATTCAATTGAAGAAATAGAGTTCTCAGTAGGTACTTGTGATAAATTATAATATTGCTTTTATGAAAAAGGGAGGGCTCATATATTATTGGGTTCTCCCTTTGTTTTTTTTATAACCATTTAAACTCAACACAACATGGAAAAAGAAGAATTAACAGGTTACAATGTAACATTTACAGCACCCTCTGGATATGAATATACCATTAGGGAACAAAATGGAGCAGATGATGATATTTTATCAAACCCATCAGAAGCTTCAACATTAATAAATATTTCAAGATTTATAGCTGGTATAGTAATTGATACCAACTCTACAGCAAATAGAAAATTAACAGTAGAACAAGCTCATATGATGCCATCATTAGATAGATATGCAATCCTAATAAAATCCAGGATTTTATCTAATGGGGAAGACTTAGAGTTTGAATATGATTGGGGTCCTGATGGGGGTGGAAAAAGTACTTATTGCCAACCATTGGATGAATACCTATTTGATTATTCAAAGGAAATTGATGATGATACTTTGGCTAGTAAACCAAATGCTATAAAACCATATCCTTTAAAAGATAAAACTAAAGATATAGCTTTTTCATTATCATCTGGTAAAGAGGTTAAATTTGACTTATTAACTGGAGCTAGTGAATCTTATTTAGTTAATTTACCATTAGAACAAAGAACCCAAAATAAAGCTCTAGTAGCAAGGAATTTGTGCCTATTAGTAGATGGAAAATGGGAAAAAGTATCTTCTTTCCATTTATTCTCAATGAAGGATATGAGAGAGATAAGAACTAATGTAAAAGCTATAGACCCTGAATTCTCAGGGGTTTGTACTCTAATGAATCCCCATAATGGTATGTCAGCTGATATTAATATCATGGCTATCAAGGATTTTTTCTATCCGGGGGAGATTTAGAGAGAGATTTCTTTTACCTACATCAAGCAAAAATAAGAATCAGTTTTACTGAATTGTTATATTTACCAATCAGACGTCGATTAAAATTATTAAAATTGGCGTCTGATTATTTTGGTTCTCTAAATAAAAAATAACCCCCAATATCATGGCTTATGTCACCAGTGGAAGTCTAAGAGGTAATTCCTTGGAAATAGGTATTGCTCTAGTACTTCAAGATAGATTCTCCAATCAAGCTAAAGATGCTTCTGCTGCAATTAGAAGACTTCATAATGAAGCTAAGGAAGCAGTAACAGCAAATCTTCAAACTGCAGATAGTATTCTTGGTAATGTATATAATGGTTTTTTAAATGTTGCTACTGGAATAACTAATACAGTATTACAAGGTGCTGAATTTATTGATACCATGACCACTGTATCAGCTATTACTGGTTCTACCAGAGAGCAATTACAAATGCTATCGGAAACTGCTCAATCCTTGGGTCTTGAAACCATGTTTGGTTCCCAAGATATTGCTTCTGGTATGAAATATCTAGCAATGGCTGGTAATACAGTTGAACAGGTTAATGATATGATTAAGGGTGCAGCTTATGTAGCCAATGCTACTGGTATGGAACTTGGTGGTAAAGGTGGAGCTGCAGACTTAATTACCAATGTTATGAAGACCTTTAAAATTGTAGGTGATGGTGCTTCAGAATTAGTTGGAGACCAGTTAACCAAAGCAACACTTTCTGCAAATATATCCATGACAGATTTAGCAGAATCCATTAAATATTCTGCAGCTGATATGGTTATGTTAAAGAAGGAACTTCCAGAAGTAGCTGCAATGATTGGTACTCTTGGTAATGCTGGTATACAAGGTTCAATGGCTGGTACTTCATTAGGTAACATGGCAAGATACCTTATAAAAGCCTTTAACCCAAAAACCGATGCCTATTCATTCTTACAAAGAATGGGATTATCTCAACAGGATTTTGTGGATGCCCAAGGAGACCTTATAGACTTTGGTGACATCATGGAAAAAATAAGCAAAGGGGTTGAAAATTTACCATCAATTGATAGAGGTAAAGCTATTGGTGCTATATTTGGTGTAAGAGGTCAAAGAGCAGCAAATGCTATTATGAATGACCTAGAAGGATATAGGAATCTATTAGACCAAATCCAGAATAATTCAGCAGGATTTGCAAAATCTATTGTTGATAAAAGAATGAATACTCTAGCTGGTTCTATAGATAAGGTATCATCTGCATGGGAGAATTTAAAGGTGGCATTTACAGAACAAATTGGTCCAGCGTTAATGCCAATATTAAATACCATATCCCAAATTATAGAAGCAGTAAGGGAATTTGTAACCACCCCAGTTGGGGCTTTTGCTTCCCAAGTATTTGTATTATCCACATTTATTGGATTAGTTGGAACCAAGGTACTTCAACTAATTACCAAATGGAGGTTATTAAGGAGTGATACCCAGATTGGATTTACTAATATGTTCAGGTTAATCAGAGGTGGTTGGCAAGGAGCTACCTTTGATTTACAGAATTATATGAGATTACAAGGGTTATTAAATGCTCAAACTACTTATGGGTTACCATATTATGCTTCTATGGCTAAATATCTTGGGACTCCAGTTGGTGGTGTAGTATATGACCAAAGAACTAAGAAATGGAGGTCTCATGACCAATCAGTTACTGGGTTAGGTAAAGGAACTTTTATGAAAGAAAGGGATGCTATTAGATATACAGAAACCCATGGTACTGCTAAACAAGTTGTTGCTGGATTATTTGGTAATAATCCAAATACTAAATCTACATGGTGGACAAAAATTCTAGGCATAGGTTCAAAATTATTTAGTGGATTAAGTTTAGTTAGTCTTGGTCTTACTTTAATAATGCCATTAATAAAAATGGCTGCTAATGCTCTAGACAAAAACACCAAACAAATAGAGAAGAACACTTTTTCAGTAAATACATTAGCTGGTAAATTCCTAACAGAGGAAGAAAGAAAAAAAGCTGGTAAAAATCTTGATTTACCTCAAGAAGTAAAAGCTTTAAATACAACCTTGGGGGCTTTACAAAATTACTTAAAAAATAATAATGCTGTACCAGTTATAAATATTACTGTTGACCAAAGTGGTAATATCCTTAAAAAAGAGATAACCAAATCCAATCAATCAGATATCCAAACACTTGGTGCTAAAAATTAATTGATATGGCTAGTCTAGTACATAATATAGTTGATTCAGCAAGAAATAAATTATCTGCCAAAATAGATAATACTATTGCTGGTATTACAAATAATGGTTTAGGCCCAATAGATAACAAAGCTCTTAGAGCTATATTACTTATTAATAGGGCAAACCCTAAGCTCCCAAAGATAAATTTTCTAGAATATGAATTTGGTGGGGTAATAAGGGATATAAAAAATACCTTTGGTATAGGTTTACAAACAGCTAGGCCAACTTCATCAACTAGTAAAAATGGAGAAACTATTTTTAGAAGAGCAACCACCCCAAATAAAAATTCACTAGTAAATACTTCATTCAAATTAGAAAATAGTAAATCCAATCCAGGTATCTCCACTTTATCATTAAATCAGGGTATAAGAAAACTTCAAAGAGAAACCTTAATACCTAAAAACAATATTATTATTATAAATGATAATGTAAGCCCCCCAATATCTATTGTTATTCAAAATAGACCCAATGAAGTAAATATAAACCCCCAAACAAATTGGGTATCAATAATGTCAATGGGTAGGAATAACCCATTCATGATGTATACTGGTGGAGAAGATACCATATCATTTGATATATCCTGGTATTCTAATGACCCTATGAATAGAGAGGATGTTTTAACCAAATGTAGATTATTAGAATCATGGTCAAAAGCAAATGGGTATAACCAGGCCCCACCTGTTCTTAGAATTTCATGGGGTACTTCTGGTATATTTGATAATGATTTATTTATTCTTTATTCTGCAAGCTACAAATTAAATAATTTTCAGGATAGGTATAGTGGTAGTTCAATTGATACTGATGAATTTTCAAGAAGTGTAACTAGAACAATAAATCTTGGTTTATTGCCAAGTATAGCAACTCAATCTTTGGTATTTAAAAAAGTAACTGGTAAGAACCTTACCCATAATGATATTTGTTCACCAGAGAAATTACAAAAATTAAGACCATCAGAAGTAATGGGAGTTCAAACAACCATCTCCAATAATATAACTACTTTTGATAGTATTCCAAAAACTACTATACCAACCGAATTAAAACCATTTTAATTTATGGGAAAATCTTTTAACCCCTATGGGGAGGGGTACTTATTAAAATACCCCAATGGTGATATATCATTGGAAAGACCAAGATTAAATTATTCCCAATTTAGTAAAATCCATACTGTAAAAGAAGGAGAAACTATACAAAATATAGCTTTTCAATATTATGGTGATTCTGGATATTGGGTTTATATATGTGATATAAATAATATATTTAATCCCTTTACTGAATTGGAAGAGGGTATGGAACTTATAATACCAGGAATATAATGGAAGATAGTAGTCAAGTATTGGAGCATGGTACTGGTACTCCCTATGTAGCTATCTTTAATAATCTTAAAGAAGTTATAGTAGAACCTAAAAGTGGTTTACCATTAGGTACCTTTATTACCAATTTTCAATATGATTATCTAGAAGAGGATCCCGATGAAGGTAGTTTTATTATTGATTGTGATAATCCAGATGTAATGGATATACCAGCTTTGGGTTATGAGATGACAATATATCTACAATGGGGTTATATATTTTCAAAAAATACTCATTTTTGTGGACCACTCAGAAAGGTAATTATTACTAATACAACAGTAAATTTTAGTGAACGTGGTGTAAGAGCTACAGTGGAATTTTCTGATGCTACCATTCTATTAAAAAATCAACAGGCGGAGTATTATAATAATCAATCATTAAATGGTTGGTATGATTATTATATGGATATTTGTAACAATAATCCAACTGGCCTTGCCATAATAGATTACCGTGAAATACCTATCCAACATCATTATATTGGTCAAGAATACAGGGGTGAAACTCCATTAAATAAATTGTTTACTGGTGATAAGGTCAATGATTACTTTGTAATACAAAATAATGGTTTTTGGGACCAATTTGGACTTCCAATAGCAGAGATATTACCACAAAATGCTTCAATGAAAGTTGAAAATGCTACTGGATATACCTTATTTGATATGCCAGCTAACCCAGATTCCAATGAGTTAAAGAAAAACTGGGAAAAATTAAAAACATATCTAGAGAAAGAACCAGATTTATATAAACAAATTGTAATAGAAAGAAAGGTAGCAAATATTTCAGCTTTTATTGGTACCCCAAAAAATAAGTATGGTCAATTTAAACAATTTACTAAATCATTACCCTCTGAAGACCCAATGTATATGGATGGTAGAGATGGTAAGTTAACTATTCACAATGGGCAATATGATAGACCTATAACTAAAACATATACATATTTTGGTGGAAATGGTGAATTATTAAGTTTTGAAGTAGAGTCTAAGACAAATAGAACTTCAACTTCAGTAGCTCAAAGTTCAGATATAACCCCAGATAAAAATATGGATAATGTAACTGTACAAGCCCATGAAATAACCGATGAAACTAAGGGGGAAGAGGGGAAAATAATTTTATATCAAGGTGAAGAAGAATCATGGTTTAAGAAATTATTAAATTTTTTATATTATGGTACCAGTTCTTCTATGTTTGAGGTTTTTTCTGGTAGAAGAAAATTGGGTAAAGCAGAATCTAAATATGGTGGTACAAGTAGTATAGAACATACTCAACAATATTGGAACAATAATATATCTCAATCCAATTTATACTATGCTAATCAGTATTATGGGGAAGCTATAAACCCTTTATTAAGTAATAATAATCTTAATGATTATAAATCATTTGATTCAACAGAGGATGCTATTCAATATTATAACAGTAATCCAGGTATAACTTCTGAAGAGTTAGAAAACTATATTAAAGAAACCCAAAGGGTTTATAATAGTAGGGATAAATTTTACCAAGGTGCTAAAAATCTTACAGACCAAGAACTTGGTGATATATTACACAATCTTGATAAATTCCCACCTTTTAAATTTAAAAGAAAATTTTTGCTTAGATTATATATAGACCCACGTAATCCAAACCCACAAGCTTTAGAGATTGTAAATAATAAGACCTTTGGTATGTCTTTTTTGGATTATTTAAATACCAGAGGAGATATGGCTGTAATATCTGTTAATAATGCTACTGATGGAGAAATAAAATATTACACATATAATACTGTTAGGTTAGTAGAACAAGAATTTACTATTGATGGGATTAAAGCTTTAACCTCAGAGGTAAAATTAAACTCCAAATTCAGTATGGGTAATGATGTTATAAATTCAGTGATAAATAGGGTTGAAGCAACTGCTAGAGTAGTTGGAGACCCAATTATTGAATCATCAATGAATATAAATATATTGAATGTTTCAAAAAGATTTTCTGGGGTTTGGTATACCAAAAAAGTTAGTCATAATATAAATCCACAATCTGGTTATATTTGTGATATAGAATTTGTTCGTAAAGATAAAACCATAAGTAAAACAGTAATTAAAGCTTCTACTGCAACTAATAATTTAGTTGAAAAATTAAGACAAAATGTTAGAGAAGCAGAAAAAGCTGGTAAAAACCCAGGCACTGCTAGGTCAAAATTGGAAATTTTACTAGAAAATGTTAGAGAAGCTAACCCATTAGGTAGTATTGTAGCTACACCAGGTGAAAATAGTAATGAATATAAGATATATAATGTTGAACATCCCAATGGGTATGTTGATAACTTAGATTTTTTATCTACTAAAATAGATGTTAATAAATTAAATGAAGAGGAGATGTAATGGATAATAGTAATTTAGGATTAATAATTCAAGAAAATGGCTTAGAGTATTTAGGTAGATATTATTCAACTTATAGAGCTATTGTTATTAATAACAATGATGAGTTGAATATGAATAGAGTTCATGTATACATACCATCAGTACAAAATGGTATTAAGATATGGGCCTTACCTAAATCCACCACTATTGGGGGTTGTTTTCATGGATTAAAGTTAACTACCCCATTAGTTGGAGAAGTTGTATATATAGAATTTGAGGGTGGTGACCCATTAAGACCACTATGGTCTTATCATGGTTGGGCAACCGGAGAAACCCCAGATGATTTAAAAGATAATAATTCAATAGGATTGGTTACCCCAGAAGGTAACAAGATATTCATAAAAGATATTGATGGGGAGCTTTATATACAGACTAACTCCAAAGTAAATATATCAATAGTAGAAGGACCAAGTCTTAAAATGACACAAAAAGGTTTTACATTTAATTTTGGTGATGATTTTAGTTTAAAGAAAACATTAACCCAAATATTGGATGCTATACTTCAGTTAACAGTAACTACTGGGGTTGGTCCTTCTGGTACTCCAATAAATGCACAAACTTTTACTGATATTAAAAATTCACTTGATAATTATTTAGAGGAATAGAAATTATGTTAGTAAAACAAACAATTAAATCAGAAATAAAATCTGCTTTTACAGAAGTAATGAATCAAGCAGATGGTGATAGAGATGGAGCATTAGATAAAGTATCAGATAAATTGGCAGATGCCATTATTAATGCTATTAAAAGTGCTACCATTACATATACTACTGGTCTAGTAACTTCAATGGGTCCAGTAACTGGTACATTTGGTAATACAATATCTTAATAATTTAATATTATGAATCTAGAACAACTCAACTATATAGGAACTGGTCCATATTTCCCAATAAAATTAACCACAGTGTTAGATGAAAATGGGAACCCAGAACAAGTTGTACAACCAGATGGTACAATTGTAAATAAAATCTCTTGGAGAAACCTAAAAGGAGATATTAATCTTATAAAACAGAACCTTACTTCTCTTTTCACATATCAATTAGGTCAAAGGATAAGGCAAGAATATTTTGGGTCTAGAGTGTGGGAGTGTATTGAAGAACCAAATACTCAAGCCTTATCCTTCATGATAAAAACCTTTGTGAAAAATTCCATAGTTTCCTGGGAACCAAGGATAACAGCCTTAGATGTTCAATCAGAAAGAGTATATGATAAAATCCATATACAAATTAGGTTTTCAATCCAAAATCAAACCTCAATAAGTGAATTAAATTTTGAATATAATCCATCAAATAATACCATCAATGTCAACTAGTAATAATTGGTTAAATCCCTATCAAAGGTCTTTTAATGATATTAAGGCTAAATTAATATCCGAATTAAGGTTACAAATCCCAGAAATAACTGATTATAGTGAAGGGAATATATTTGTAATCATAATATCCATTTTTGCAGCTATTGCAGAAGTAATTCATTATTATATTGATAATATGGCAAGAGAAGCATTTCTTCCAACTGCTAGAAGATATTCTTCTTTATATAAACATGCCAAACTAGTAGATTATCATATTAAATCCGCAATTCCAGCTACAGTAGATGTTGTTCTATATAAGAATGATGATACTCCAATTGGTCAGGATATAACAATTCCATTAAATACTGAATTTACATCTTCAGATGGTAAAACCTGGATATCCACAAAAACTGTTATTTGGTATAAAGACTCCTATTATGTAACTGTACCATTAGTACAACAAAAATCAGTTGGGGTACCAGATAGAATCCAATTAGGAAATATATTATCACCAGATTCCATAATATATATAACCAATATACCCTCAGACCAAAAATATGTAGAAGGTTCAATGAATCTGTATATCAATGATGAACCCTGGATTTTGGTAGATACCTTTGCTTATTCTTCATCAAGAGATAAGGTATATAAGATAGAGGTAGATGAACAAACTAGACCATATATAAAATTTGGTGATGGTCAATTTGGTATGAAACCAGAATATAATGCAACCATAGAAGCTTCCTATTCATTAACCTATGGTTCAGCTGGTAATATAGCTACCAATAATTTTACTACTGTACCACAAGATATTCAAGTTATAGACAATAAGATTACAATTAATAATGTAATCCCAGCTACTGGTGGTTCTGACTATGAAACTTTTAATATGTTAAAAAATCATATCCCTTTATCAATAAAAACCCTTGGAGTAGCAATTACTAAAGAAGATTTTGAAGCTATTGCCAAAATGGTTGGTGGGGTAGATAAAGCTTATGCAAATTATGTTTGCGGAAGATATGTAGAAATTTATATAACCCCAGATGGTGGAGGGGAAGCTTCTAGTGCATTATTAGATTCTGTTGAAAAAACAATATCCAAAAGTAAAGTAATTACTACTAGCATAGAAGTATTATCTACCCATAAATCACAAGTATTTTTGGATATAACCATAACTGGGAAAAAATCCTTTAAATCTAATGATATTTCAAATCAAGTAAAGAAAGCTTTAACTACAGCTTATGATTACAATAATTCAGATATAAACAAACCAGTAAGATTATCAGATATATATGCTTTAATTGATAATCAAAGTATGGTTGATTACCTTACCATAAATAAATTATATCAACTACCATATCCAATTCCTCAAAAAAATACGAGTTTACCATTAAATATTTCATATTTTGTTCAAAACATAAATCCAGTTACTACTGGTGAAGAATATATAGTTATAGTAAATGCATTTTTTGCTAATAAATATCATGATGTTTTAATACAAAAATTCTATGGGGAAGGTTCAGCTAATAGAATATTAGGTAATGGTTCTTATGGGGAGGTGATAAATGTATTAGATTTAGAAACCCGAACAAAAATAATATTTCAAATCACTATAAATAAACCATCAGAAAATCTGGATTATGGTGAAAATGGTAAATATGAATTAACATTATTACCTATGAATCAGGATTTATATCCATTATCCTATCAAATTCCAATCATAGAAAATCAAAATATAACCTTATCAATAAATGAAGTCGTTTAAGAGTTTTAAACAATGGGTATTTCCTAATTTATTCCCAGCTTATTATAAGGATTATGATACTTATAAAGATAAGAATGGGAAAGGTATTCTGGAAAGATTCATAGAAGTATGTTCAAATTATCTAGATACTGATATTATACCAGATATAGATAATTTTATGGATATATTAGATGTGGATGTTACCCCTGATATATTTCTGAATTATTTTTGGGGATATTTTGATTATATACCCTATGCTTATGGGGTATTAGTAAAAGGTGTACCTTTTACTAAAGAAAATGTAGCTAGTTGGTTAAATACCCCAGATGGATTTCCAAAAGCAGATACTAGAAGTATTTTAAAATATGCAGTATCTTTATATAAAATAAGGTGCACTCAGGATTTTTATACAATACTTGGTAGATTTTATGGAGTAAGATTTGAATTAGAAGAAATTCTATTCGAGGACGGATATAGTAATAAATCAAGTAATAATCCCGGTATTAACTATAGACTTATAGGCGCTGTATTCGAGGACGTAGTAAGTACTTATAGTGGAGAAAATGAATACTATGGTGATTGGAAAGGATTATATCCATATGGTGATTGTACATCATGTACTACTATAAAAGCCAATATCTATATTCCAAAAGGTATGTATGATGCTATTCAGAATAATATAGATAATGTAAAAAATGCTTTTGTCAATTTACTCAATAAATACATACCAGTAAATGTAAAACCATTCACGAAAGATACCATAGAATTAATTTCAGAAATACCTACAATTATACCAATAGAAATAGAACCTCAACAAAATTGACCCAATTATGTTATCCATCCTACTTCAAACTGAAAACCTTAACAATTTAACTGAATCAGTTAATAAAGTTACTGATTCCTCTATTAGAATTGCCCAAGCTGCAAATGATTTTGGTGCATTAAGAGTAGCCTTTGGTGTATTTATGATTTTTATAATCATAATTGTAATATTGTTTATATGGCAAATATTTGTATTATCTGGCAAATTAAATACCATATATGGAGCAGCTGTCAAAACTACTGAATATTTTGAAACTTCTGCAGAAGGGGATATTGGTCCTTCACAAGCTCAAGTAATAGTGAGAAGAAATTTTAATAGTTTAAGTCAAGCAATTAAATATTACATTCTTAGAATAAGGCTAGAAAACCATATAGACGATAAAAATAAAATAAAAGTAAAAATAGATAGGTTAGTTAGAAATGAATTTTCAGAACTAACCACATATCTATCAAACTTTAAGTGTAATAAAAAGGTTTTAAGTTTTATAATAGAAGATGATGATATTCAAATGGTTGAAGATTTTATTTTTGAACAGGTATATATACCAAAAAATGATTTTACCATATCCAATATGGACCAATCAACCTCTATATTTATAAATGGTCTAAAGCTTTCATATATTAAGAAAATACCACAATGAGAAAATTGATAGTTATATTAGACCCAGCACATGGGTCAGATGTAAAAGGTAAACGTTCACCAGATGGTACCCATTTAGAATATATATGGAGTAGAGAAATATGCAAAAAACTAAAAGATAGGCTTATCCTAAATGATTTTAGGGTTAAATATACAAATGAAACAGAAAATGAAATAGGCTTATCAAAGAGAAAAGAAATTGCAAATAATATAAAATCAAGTCCTGGTGAATATAAATTTCTAGTAAGTTTGCATAATAATGCTGCTGGGGATGGTACCCAATGGTTAAATGCAAAAGGGTTTGAAATTTATACTTCAAAGGGGCAAACCATTTCTGATAAATTTGCAACCATTATTTTTAATAATTTAAAAAAGGATTTTCCCGGTATAAATGCAAGAGCAGATTATATTGATGGTGACCCAGATAAGGAAAGTAATTTCACAGTATTAATGGGAAACTATTATGCTGTTCTAATAGAATGGTTATTCCAGGATAATAAAGAAGAAGTAATACTTCTAAAAGATAAAACCATTAATTCCAGATTAGTGGATTCTTTAGTAAATTCACTGATTGAAATAGATGAACAATTATAACTCATTCTTTTGTTACCATAGTTGAGTTGATGGTGAGGGTAATTTGGGTGACCAAGTTGCCCTCTTTTAGCGTTTAGAAAAATGTTCCTTTGCTTCTTTAATTGTATTCTTAATATGGGTTCTCATATTGCTTATATAATCAGCTGCTCTTTGTGTTTTTGGTAATTCAAAGTATTCAATTAAATTCAAGGTTGATAATTTACCATGAGCTTCTTTCATTTTTTCTTTGAGAAACATTGGAGGGTCCAATTCTGTAACAAATATCAGATATTCATCAGGGGTTAATTTTTCTCTCATATATTCATGGAGCATATTAGAGAAATTATTTTCTTCTGGTTCATTTTCAATAATATCCTTTTCTTGGTTATCATCTTTATCTTCTTTACTATTATCAAATAATTCCTCAAATGAAGTTAATTCTTGATTAAATTCTGCTTGTCTAGTATAAGCATTCCTAAGTAATTTGTTCTTAAAAATTTGTAAAGAAGTTATTAATGTAGCTTTTAATCTATCTTCAGTATATTTATCCTGATATTTATTATATACATATAAGAATTTATCCCAAAAATAACTTTGAATTATATCTTGACTAACATTGAATCTTCTAGAATCAATATTTTTAGATAGCTTTTTAATTAGTGGTTTACAGATTTTATACATTCTTTCAAATTCTTCCCTGTTATAATGGGTAAATTCTTTTATCCTATGAATTTCTGAACCATTAGTACCTTGTTTACTCATAACTTAATAGATTAATTATTTAACAATGCAAATATATATAATAATTTTATCACTTGTATGAAAATATATCAACTTTTTCACCCTATGTGTTGATTTTTATAAAATTGAAATATAAATGAATCTAGAAAAGACTACTCATAGATACAACTTTCATATATGTAAAGACATGGCAACTAAATTTAAAAAGAAAATTAATCAGAGTGATAAATTCACTTTTACCATTGACTTCCAACTGGAAGTTTTAAGGTTCCTAATACAAAATAAGGAATCAGTTTTAATTATTCAAAAAATAAAACCAGGTTACTTTACTCTAATAGAACATTCAATAATAATGGAATCATTATTGAAGTTTCATAGAAAATATGGAAAGTTACCAAGTGAAACCTTGTTAAAAGAAACCTGTAACTCATTATTAAGTGGTAAGGACTTTGTTGATTTAGTTACTAAGGAAGATATCCCAAATATTAATAGGATAATAAATAACCTATATTCAATACCATTAAGGGATTCAGATGTTATAAAGGAGAACATATTTAAGTTCATAGCTTATATAGAAATGAAAACCCTAAATGAATCCATGGATTTCACTAATTTTAATCTATATGAGGATTACCAAAATAAGGTATCAAAAATAATCAGAAATTCAAAACCACAGAAAAAAGATGAACCATTATATATGGTTGGTGGAACAGTGAAAAGACAATTAATGAGAAGAGTTGACCCAGATATAATCCCCACTCCATACTGGCAATTAAATAACCTATCAAATGGTGGGGGATATTCTAAGGGTAGTATATTTGTAATATTAGATAAACCAAAAGCCAAGAAAACATTTGCATTAATAAATATATCAAGAGGATATCTTACTATGAAAAAGAATGTATTATATATTGATACTGAAAATGGTAAGAATCAAATCATGGAGAGAATGGTTCAATCAACTCTTAATAAAACCAAAAAAGAAATTGTATCTGGTGAACAAGATAAACTTGAACAGAGACATATGAGAAAATATAAAAGGTTAGGGGTTGAATTTATAGTAGAAAGGGTTCCTGCTCTAGTATCAGATGCAAATGTTATTAAAGGTATAATAAAGAAAATAGAAGCAGATACTGGAATAAAGATTCACATATTAATGATTGATTATGCAGCTAAATTAGCTTCTATATCAAAAGATAAAGATGATACTGAACGTATAAATAATGTTTATATAGATTTGGATAATCTGGCTTCAGAATTGGAATTAGAAGCAATTTGGACTGCACAACATGTAAAAAGGGAAGCATCAAAAAGAAAAGGTACTAGATATGAGGATAATGATATTGCAAGTGCCATATCAATAATAAGAAATGCCCAATGTATTATTGGTTTAAATTCCACTGATGATGAAGAAGAACATGGGATTCAAAGAATGGAGATTGTAGTACAAAGAGATGGTAAATCCCATGGTAGATGTTTATTTAATTTTGATAGTGATAGGCAAAGATGGAAAGAGTTTTCAAGGGAAGCTAGGGAGAAATATGATAAAACTCTTGGTAAAACTGTAGATGAAATGATTAAAAAAGAATCAACCAATGGGGTAGTAAAAAAATCAAATCCAATAGCAGACCCAGAAAAAGCAAATCATAAAGGAGGGGATATTTAATGTCAAATTTAACTAATGAGTTTAAAGGTAAACTCAAAAAATATTTTCATGTAAAATTAGGGGCATTTACTTATAGACATGGTTGGGATAAATGTAAATGCCCATATTGTGGTAGAGATGGTAAATTTGGAATAAATATATCCAGAAATAGGTGCAATTGTTTTAGGTGTGGAGAACACCCTTCACCCATACAATTAGTAATGTATCTTGAATCAGTAGATACCTATGCAGAAGCTATAAAGATACTTAATCAAGCAAAGTATGATGGTTATATATTTAAGGAAGAAAAGGTAGAATTAAAATCCAGAAAAGATTTATATTTACCAGAGGGATTTAAATTATTAACTGTTGGTAATTCTGAACTTGCTAAATCAGCAAGAAATTATGTAACTAAAAGAGGGTTTAATGTAAAAGAAGTTGCTATGTCTGGTTGGGGTTATGGGACTCAGGGTAAATATTTTGGGTATCTCATAATCCCTTTTCATGAAAATGGTAAATTAGTGTATTTTAATGCCAGATTATTTATAGGTAATGGTCCAAAATATAATAATCCAGATGTATCAGATACTGGATTAGGTAAATCCTTTATTATATATAATAAAGATGCCCTTTATATGTATAAAACTGTTTATTTGTGTGAAGGTGCAATAAATGCCCAAACTATGGGAGAAAAAGGAATTGCATCTGGTGGAAAAGCAATATCCAGATACCAGGTAAATGAGATTATAAAATCCCCAGTGGAAAGGGTTATCATATTATTTGACCCAGATGCAAAAGATAGAGCAATAGATTTGGCATTTAAACTTATAAATTATAAAAAGGTAAAAGTTATATTCTTACCGGAAGGTAAAGATGTAAATGATATTGGTAAGAAAAAAACCATGAAATTCATATATTCCCAACGATATCTAGATTATCAGGAACTATTAGAATTAAAATTCAAATATAAGATTTAAATGAGAGAACCAAGTATTCACATATCAAAATCCATTTTCATTAAAATCCTTAAAAAAGAGGGTGTTAAAATTTCCCAATCCAAAATAGATTCCATATTTACTACAGCAAGAAATTATTCCCTGGACCATCGTTCAATATTAAAGAATAATAAAAAGAACCAAAAAATATTATCTAGAAGAACTCAATCAACAGTTGGTAATGCAAATATGTTAGCAGATATAATATATTCTGTTAGGATAAAATTAAAACATGTGGGTGTTACTAAAATAAAACAAACAGATAATCAATGGGCTCAAATAAGGGAATTGGTACCAATCATAGATGAATTTTGTTCATATTATAAATTCCTTAATAAAAGACAAGGGTATATTCAATTTGTAGAAATAGGATTAAACTTAATGGGTAATTCAAATAGACCAAATTATAGTTATTGTGCAAATTGGATGCTACAAAAAGCAAGTTGGATATCAACTTATTATGGGGCAATAAAAGAAATATCAGAAGACAATTATAAAGAAGAAACCAATGAAATTTATAATTGTTATATAAATAAGATACTAGAGATGACTGGAATTAGCAATAATTATAAGAAAAATCCAACTGATTATGTTAATTTCATTCATGCAAGAAAATTAGCTGATAAAATTGGGGTTGATTATAAAATATTTATGGATTCCCAATTTGAGGCTTTATCTTTTTGTAATGGTATTCCAAAATTGGAGGATTTGGGAAATGAAAAAGCCCAACAAAGGTTAACCCAATTTATTTCAAAACATGGTTTAATAATAAGAAAGAAAATCAATTTAACCCAAAATGACTGGGATTCATTTAAAAAATAACTTAATATGGTAGAGATAATAATAAAGAACTGTAATCAGTGCCAATTAAACGGTTCTAGAAAAGAATTAATGAAATTGTATGATACTTTTAGGATTAAGCATCCAAATGCTTGGCATATCACTAGATTCCAAAAAGGGAAATATCAATGGGATGGTTATATAAAATATATATCCTCTTATGGTGAATTTAAAATAGGGTTATTACCTATGGTATATAATACTCTAAAATCTTGGGGAGTTGAGGATATAAAAATAACCGATAAAAGAATAATCCCAAATATTGAACCAATAATCCCAACTCAATTGGGGGCAAATTATAACCCCATTAAATTATATCCAAGACAAATACAAGCTATAAAAACTTTATTGAATAATAAAGTAGGTGATACACCTTTTCTTATATGTGCTGGGGATTATTCTGTTGGATTTGGTAAAACCCTTTTATTTTGTGCTTTATATAAAGCTTATCAAGGTAATTTACCAACAATCCTACTTTTAAATGATTCTGATTTATTCAATCAATTTAAAAGAGAAATTCCTGAACTTTTACCAAATGAGGATATTGCATTTATCCAAGGTTCTAAATGTAATAGATGGGGTAAATTTAATGTGGCAATGGTCCAAAGTATATCTAAGAATATAAGGCAATATCAACAAAACCTATTAGATATAAGAATGGTTTTAATTGATGAAGCAGATATCATAGATAATAAAACTTATCAAACAGTTATATCATATCTTTATAATTCTTTCATAAGAATTGGGTTAAGTGGTACCATTTATATGAATGAAAGAAAAAATGGGATTGTTCATAATATGAATGTAAGGCAATTTATTGGGGATGTGGTAGACCAAGTTAAATTATCAGAACAAATTAAAACAGGTAGAGCAACTAAAGTTATTGTTAAAATGATTTATACTGGTATAGGGGAAAAGGTACCAAATGATTATCAAAGAGAATATAAATTAAATATTATTGATAATAAAGAATCCTATAAACTTTCATTTTCTAGAATGCTTTATAATTATAAATATGGAAGGGTTCCAATGGTTATATTATGCAAATTTATTGACCATTGTGAGGATTTATATAAATATTATACTGAAAGGATTAATAAAATGGGATTACCATTAAGGGTTGCCTATTTACATCACAATGTAAAAGGTAGAGATAAAATATTAACTGATATAAGGGAAGGGAATATAGATATTCTAATATCCACTACAGTTATTGCAAGAGGTAAAAATATACCTACTTTACAATATCTTCAGAATATTGCATCAATGGATTCCCAAGAAAAATCCATTCAAATTTTGGGAAGGTTAGTTAGGAAACATGAATCCAAAAATAAAACCTACCTTGATGATTTTATTTTTGAAGGTACCTTTTTAAAAAGGCATGGCAATCATAGAAAAGTTTATTACCAAAAACAAGGATTCAAGGTAATAAAAATAGAATACACAAAAAAAGTATAATAGTTAGTTACTAGTAATATTGGTCAAATTATTAACTAAGTTTAACTTATGATATATAAAAAGTAAATTCTTTGAAGACTAAAAGTAGATTATATTTTAAATATTTAAATATTAATCAGGCTATTAGCTATATACATATACAGGCTAATAAATATTTATCAGGCCATAAATATATTCAGGCTAATAGCCTGAATATATTATCTAGGTAGCAAGCTACCTAGATATTAGCTTATTAGAGTATATGGTCTTTTTTCTTTTCTTTTTTTGGTTACTTTTTTTCTTTTCTTTTTTGAACATAGAAATTTACAAGGTACCATAATAAACTTGAAAAAACCTATTATCATTTGGAAAACTTAAAATTCAAAACTAATGGCAAAGAAACAAAAACAAAAGGAATTAATAAAACTTGAAGATACAGATATATTGAAACCAATTGATATTTCTCAAATAGGTTCAAATGGGGACCCATGCTTTGGAAAAGAATATAACCTATCAACCAAGGAATGCAAGATGTGTGGGGATTCAGAATTATGCTGCATAAAATTTGCAGAGTTAATTGGAAAAGATAGAAAACAATTGGAAAAAGAGAATGAATTTAAGGACTTAGAAAATCTAGTAGATTTAAAAGCAGTGTCAAAAACTATTAGATATTTGAAAAGGAAAGATGAACCCAAAAAAATAATCCTTGATAAGATTCAAGCAAAATATGAATTGAGCAGGGAAGAAGCTAGAACAATTTATAAATCAGTAATAAACAAACAAAATGGAAAAAAACAATGAATTAATTTTCACAAGGGTAAGAGATGTTCAATTACCCAAAAGAGCAAATCAACATGATGCAGGAATAGACTTCTTCTGTCCAGTTCTAGATTCTGAATTAATCCAAAGAATCAATGAGATTAACAATAGTAAGAATGTTATAACAACTCCTGATTTTATTTTGGTAGCTCCTGGTGCAGATATAACAATCCCATCAGGGGTAAAAGTTTGGATAATGAATAAAGAATCTGCTTTAGTTGCAGCAAATAAATCTGGATTAGCAACAAAGTTTAGTATTCAATTCACTGCTCAAGTAATAGATGCAGATTACACTGGGGAAATTCATATTGGAATAAGGAATCATGGAAAAGACTTCTTTATGATTAAACCTGGTGCAAAGTTAATACAATTCCTACATTTACCAATCATATTATCAGATATCATAGAGGTAGGTAATGATGGGTATAATGATATTGTTGATGGGAAATCAGATAGGGGAGAAGGAGGATTTGGTTCAACTGGATTTTGATTATGGAAAATACAAATATACAACAAGAGTTAAATGATATTTATATCCCTGATTGGTATATTAAAGACTGAGTGATATGGATTCAAGAGATATAAAAGAAGAACCAAGTATTCCAAAAGATAATAAGTATCTGGAATCAATATATGAAATGCAAAAACAACTACTAGATAGTTATATAAGCATTGAAGGGTTACCAAAATACCCATTAAATATAAACACAAAAACCAATCAATTAATCCTAAAAGATTTTACTTCAAGGGTAATTGAGGAACTTGCAGAAGCTTATGAGAGTTTATTATTAGTGGAGGAATTAACAATAACAAAACAAAATTGGTTCACTATATCATCAACTTCAATTGATTCTTTTGTTGAATGTATGAATCATTTGCAAAATGCAAGTGAAGAAATGGCAGATGCTTTACATTTCTTCATTGAGTTGTTAATTTACACTAATATACAACCAGAAGATATTAATTCATACATTGAAAGTAAATTACCAAAGAATAAGAGACAAAACTTCTCAAATACACTTGAATATGGGATGGCATTGGGTAAACAATGGTTAACAAATATGAACCAAGTACCAGATGTAAAGAAGAAGAATTTGGTAAACTTAATTCATAAGTATGAACAAGTAAAGGTTGATTTTAATATACCAGAGTATAATATTAAACTTTTACATTGTGGTGAAGACTACAATTATGAACTTTATAATTCATACAAAAGTTATCTTTGGGATATAACCTATGAACTGAATATATCAAGGAATTTCCTTAAAAATAAACCATGGAAGCAATCTCAAATGATGACCAATGAATCAGCTTATCAAGAGGAGATAGTAAAGTCATTTATATTATTCCTTGGTACATTGAATATAATGGGAGTAAATGGAAGTAATCTGTATTATATTTACTTCAAGAAGAATAAGATAAACCAATTCAGAATAAAATCTAAGTATTAATGAAAAGTTTTGTATTTAAAACCGGAGATGAAGCTTGGGCAAGTATAAACAAAATGTTTATTGAACAAGATGAAAAATTAGGATTATTTTCTGATGGACAAGGGGCTTCAATAACTAATTCACTATATACTTATGGGATGTCAGTATTGATAGAAGAAGCCAAATTTGACCCAGAATTTGATTTTGGGAAGATAATGGGTTATACTCAATCTAAATGGAGCAGTTTATTAAATAACTATTTGGACCTTGATTCATTGGATAAATTAAAACTACAAATAAGGGAACTTGAAAAGAATAAAGCCATAAATAGAAATTACCATATCGGATTTAATTTTGCAGATTCACATGGTAATGGTAAAGGTTGTTTGGTGTCTGGGATGTTTTCAAGGATGATAGGCATTGATAAACCAAGGTTAACCATAGTAATGAGGGCTTCAGATGTAGTAACAAGGTTACCATGGGATTTGCTTTTGGCAATAAGAATGGGAGAATATGTTTTTGGTCATACTGAATTTACAGTAGAATTATTTATTCGTTCAGCTTTTGCGGATGATACCAGTTTAATGCTTTATAATGGTTATGAACCCATAGAACCCATTATTGATGGTATAAAAAATGAGGAAAGAAGAAAGAGACTAAAGAAAGCATTAAAAAGAGTAAAGAAAGCATCAGAAAAAGGTGATGACCCAAAATATCAAGCATATATGAGGGTATACAAAATATTCAGTCCAGAAAAATATGGGAAAGAATCTAAATCACTTTTAGCTAAGGATTGTATTATTGGTAATTGGGATGGTATACCATTGCCAGAAGTATGCCCATCAATTCTTGTAAGGAATCAAATAAAGAAGGTATATTTGAAATTTGTGAATAAATACAATCTGAATATCTTTTCAAATGTAGATACCAAAAAGAAATTAATAAAGTTTAAGGAAAGTGATGGTTCTATAACTGATTCAATTGAAGGCTTAGATGAAGAAGATGAACAATAATATAATTTGGTTTCCAGACCCTCTTCTAGCTTGGGAATACTTTAATGAAGTATTTTTAAGTGGGGAAGAGGGTCTTCCTTTTGTTTTTCAAAAAAATGCCACTTACTTATATGATGTGGTATTTGGTATAATGGACCCAAGATTACCAAGTAATATTGATTTTGGGAAGTTATTTAATTATTCACAAGCAAAATGGAGATTACTAGTATCTAATTACCTTGATGAGTTTGTTATAAATAAAACCAAGAGGGAAGTTACTGATTTACATAAAAAGGGCTTAGTATATAATTATTCAATGTCTTTTACTAATAACCATGGATGTGGTAAGAAATGCTTATTATCCATAGTTTTTAGTAAAAGATGTAAAGAAAATAATCCCACAATATCAGTTTATTTAAGGGCATCGGAAATAACCAAGAGGTTGATATTTGATTTTCTTTTTGTTCAAAGGATAGGGGAATATGTTTATGGTCATAATAACTTTAAAATGGTATTCCATATAAATCAGATGTTTAATGATAATACAGTATTATTAATGTATCATGCCCATAAGAATATTATAAAGCTTTTAAAGAAAAAAGAGGATAAAAGGAGTATAAAACTATTGGAAGATTTAAATACTTTTCTAGAAAAGCCAATAGATAGCATAAAATATAAAATACATAAAAGGGTTGCAAAAGTTTTACAAGAAGACATAAAAAAACCAGTTACATTAGTCAAGGATTGCAAATTACCATTCTGATAGTATTGAAATCTATTCTTATTAAACCAAACTTATTAAACTAAATAAATATGAGAATTTATGATGATTGTTATGAGTTGATGTCCGAGATGGGCAGAAACTTATGGGAAATGGGTTCTATAGTTAAACCCAAAACCTATCAAAATAAAGTTATTGAGGGTGATGAGAGTTATATAACCAGAGAACTTATTTGTGAACAATATTGTTTAACAAGTTTAAATAATGTAGACAAGTTATTCATATATTCCAATTCAAAGGAATGGGCTGATAATGAATTCTTAGAAAGGATTAACAATGAACCATTAAATCCTGGTGGAGCTTGGACATTAAGAAAAGATATATGGGAACAATTTTTGGTAGATGGTAAATTTGATTATACCTATTCTGAAAGAATGTTTGATTCTTTAAGGTCAGTAATTAGTTTACTGAAAAATGACCCAGATACAAGAAAAGCAGTACTTCCAATTTTTAATGGGGAATATAACAATGATTGTAAATATTATGATGGTAGTAAACGTATACCATGTTCCATGTATTATGATTTTTTAGTGAGAGAAAATCAAAAAGGTGAAAAGGTATTAAATATTTGTTACCATCAAAGGAGTTCAGATTTTGTAACCCATTTTGGTAATGATGTTTATCTTGCATGGAAGCTTATGGAATTTGTTGCAAATAGAATTGGGGTAAAAGCTGGTTATCTATATCATACAATAGATTCTATACATTCTTATAAAAAGGATTGGATTTTATTAAAAACATCTCTAAATGATTTAAGAGGATATTAATAAACATGAAAACCAGGTACCATATAATAAAGAGTTACAGTGAATTAGAAAAGTTAGTAGAAGCATGCCTAAAAACTGGGTATGCTTCTGTTGACTTTGAAACTAATGCTGAACCTATATACAATGATACATTTAAACCAACCATATTATCAGTAACCTTTCAACCAGGTTCTGGGATATCAATACCATTACAACATTTTGAATGTAGTGAATCTCATATAAATAAAACATGGTTGGAATGGTTAACATATTTTGGTAGAAATGTAATTGAGAATCCAAATGTAGTAAAAATAGCTTGGAATTGGAAATTTGATAATCAGATATTCCAAAGATATAATATATATTCAAGGGGTACTGTAATAGATGGTATGCTTGCTAAATATCTTTTAAATGAAGAAAGACCAAATGGTTTAAAGGATATGGTAAGAAGATTTTTACCTGAGTTTTCTGATTATGAAAAATATGATTCCTTTGATTCAATACCTTGGTCAAAAAAACCATTAAAAAAGTTATGTGAATATGGTTGTATGGATACAGATTTTACTTTTAGGTTATCCATATTTTTTGAATCATTCCTAATTAAAAAAGGGTTTTATAATTTATATAGGAATCTTATAATGCCAGCAAGTAAGGTATTACAAAGTGCTGAAAAGAATGGGTTACCATTTGATGTTGAATTGAATGTTAAACTAAGGGAAAAATATAATAATCTTATAAATGAATACAATACTAAATTAAGGTCAATAAGAACAGTTCAGAGATATCAAAATTATATAATAAAGAAAAGAAAAGAAGATTATATTGAAACTCTAGAAAGTGAAATAGAAGAATTAAGGGAAGAGGGAAAAGATAGACAAGTAAAAACAAGGGAACAAAAATTATCCAGAATAATAGCTGGGGAGTATACAACAAAAGCTGAACTAAAATTAATAGAGGAAGTAAACTTTAGTTCACAAAAACAAATGGTGGACCTATTATATAATTCAAATCATGGGTTCAAATTCCCAGTTATTGCTTATACAGTTGATAAACATAAAAAACCAACAAATAATCCATCAACTGCAGAAGATACTTTAATAAAACTAAAAGAACATGATAAATCTGGGTTTATAGATACTCTTTTGGATTTAAGGGGAGTACAAACCATAAATTCCACTTTTATTGTTGGACTAGGGGATTTGGTACAAAGTGATGGTGGGGTACACCCTACATTTCTTATCCATGGCACGGTTAGCGGAAGATTGTCAAGTAGAAATCCCAATGGTCAAAATATACCAAAGACCATGGTAAATCCAGATGTTAAATTGCAATTTATTCCCCCAAAAAATCAATTATTCCTATCTTATGACTATTCACAAGCTGAATTAAGAATATTAGCTCATTTAGCAAATGAGAGTACAATGTTGGAGTGGTTTAGAACAGGGAAGGATATCCACCTTGCTTCAGCTTGTAAAAAATATCATGAAGATTATAATGAGATAATAAAGATATATCAAGATGAACAACATCCAGAATATAAATTATGGAAAAAAAGAAGAAAGGAATCTAAGACCATTAACTTTGGGATTGTATATGAACAATCTGCTGGAAAATTAGCTGAAAGTTTATCAACCCCAGAAGAACCAGTATCAAAAGAAGAAGGACAACAATTTCTTGATGAATTTTTTCAAACTTTTCCCAAAATAAAGAGGTTTATAGATAGACAACATAAGTTCATGGAAAAACATGGATATTGTGTTTCTTTATTTGGTAGGAGAAGAAGATGCCCAAAAGTATATTCAGAAAACTACGGGGAATATTTGGAAGCATTAAGACAATCAACTAATGCCCCAGTCCAAAGTGCAGCATCAGATATGGCATTGTTTGCTTCAGTAATTGTATATGGTAAAGTAAAAAAAGGGGAATTACCACCAATGAAAGAAGTAAATACAGTACATGACTCTGTATATCAATTTATTTTACCAAAATATATTACCCCAGATACAATCTATAATATTTGGGATATATGCAGGAACCCATCTACAAAAGAATACTTTGGATTTTCAATTGATGATGTAGATATGTCAATGGATTTTACAATTGGAAGAAATATGGCAGAAGAATTACCATATATTCCTGGGTATGATTATAATAAATTATTGAGAGAGGATTTTGATATAGATGAGTATTATAGAGAATATAATAAATTAAGAGATATACCTATATCTGATTATCCAAAGAAATTCAAAAAATACTTTAAGGAATCATGGAGAAAAAGGTAAAATTAAGTGAGATAGATGATAATATAATAAAGGTAAAATATAAAGGTAAAACCCTTATTATAAATATCTCAGAAGAACTTTCAATTAATGAAAATATAATAAACAGTCAATTAAAAAATATTCCCTCTAACTATGCTTTTTTATGCTCTATACGTGATGATTATATTAAAAAAAGGGATATATTAGAAAGGGAAAAAGACCTTGCATATAGTGAAGCTTGGTTGTTTTATAAAACCTCAGATAATAAAATGAACAATGATACAGTATCCCACAAAGCTTTGACTAATAGAAAATATAGGTCTATTGAGGATAAATATTTAAAAGCTGTGGATAAAGCAAATAGGTTAATAAGTATATGCAAAGCTTATGAATCAAGAGAAAGAATAATACAAACTATATCAGCAAATCTAAGAAAACAACAATAAAAATAATTTAAATTATGAGAGTAGATTTAAACCTTATTAGTTCATCAGTTGCAAAAGAACTTAGTAAACATTTAGTAGGTTTACCATCAGAAAACCGAGTATTATTGGCATTACCAGATGAAGAAAAGAAAGTAGGTAGTATTATATTACCAGGAAATGTTACTGAAGGAGTACCTAAATTAGGTGTTATAGTAAAAAGAGGTCCTATAACTGAAGAATATAATAGTTATTTGGATTCAATAGAAATTGGTAATATAATATTTTTTGGTAATTATGCTGGTAAAGAGATAGAACCTTCATTTACAGAGAATTATGAAATACCAAAATTGAAATTCACAGTACTATCTTTAAATGAGATTATATATTGGGAACCTCAAAATAATTAAAATATGGAAAAGAAAAAAGTTAAAAAACCATCATCAACAATGAGTACAAGAGAAAGGATGATGGCAAGAAAAAAACAATTTGAAACAAAGGGTTCTAATTCTGGTATAATTTACCCAAAAGAGGGTACAATGAGATTGAGATTAATATCTCAGGGACCAGATAAAGAACTTGGTTTGGAGATTATTCAATTCTATTTGGGTAAAGAAAAAGGTGGTATAATTTCACCAGCTACTTTTGATGAACCATGTCCATTCATGGAAAAATATAGGGAACTAAAATCTTCATCAGACGAAGATGACCAAAAGTTAGCAAAGAATCTTTCCCCAAGAAAAAGATATATAATGGGTTGTACCTGTTATAAAGATAATAATGGAAAGGAAATAGACCAAGATAGGATTAGAAAACCCATATTATTCCCTAATTCAGTTTATAGGGATATAACTGATTTATATCTTGATGAAGATGATTGGGGGGATATGACTGACCCAGAAAATGGTTATGATATTAAAATAACAAGGTCTGGTAATGGTTTAATGGACACTACATATTCAGTATCCCCATGCCCAAATAGGAAACCTCTAAAACCAAAATACGTAGAAGATATGGATTTAGAGGAAATAATAAGGGGTCATATAAAATCCTATGATGAATTGGAGGAAATGCTAGATGAGTATTTAAATGGGTCATCAAGTTCAAAAGATGACGATGATGACTTACCAGTAAAACCAAAGAAAAAAGATAAGGATTCAAGTAAAAAGAAGAAAAAGAAGAAGAAAGAAAAGACTTATGATGACGATGATGACTTACCATTTTAATTAGTTTGAGATAATTCCTTTTCTATAAAGCCAGGGTAATTAATATTCTGGCTTTATTTTTCTAAACCTAAAAAAAAATAACATTATGACAATTGAAGATTTGAAACTTTTAGTAGAAAAATCCCATGAAAGCATTATTCATGATATTGAAGCTTTAATCCTTGAATATAAAACTAGACCATTGCCTAAAACTGGTTATAAATATAGAAGAAATATATATGATAAGTTACAAGAAAAGAACCTATTATCCCCAGACAAATTATTAAATACCACTTTACATATATTAAGTAGGGAACAAGTAGATTTATCTTCAACAGAAAGAAGGGAATTATTACAATTGATAGTACCAGTTATTTATAAGTATAATCAAAATAATGATTAACCATGGCAACTAAGAAAAAAGTTGGTATAAAAGTTCCAACAAAAAATGAGATATTGAAAAAGTATGGAAGCATGATAATCCAAGCTTCTGATACAAAAGAACCAGGGTTATGGTTACCATCTACTTTCTTTAATCTTAATTATACATTGGGTGGTGGTTTTCCTTGGGGGAAAGTAACCGAGATAGCTGGTGAAGAATCATCAGGAAAAACTTTGATAGCATTAAATGCAGCTTATGCTTGCCAACAATTAGGGGGTTCTGTAATATGGGTAGATGCTGAACAATCCTGGATGAATTCTTGGGCAGAATTAAATGGTATAGACCCAAATAAAGTAACTGTAATAAGAGATACCAGGATAGAATATATATCAGATGCAGTAGCTGATGTAGCAATATATTTAAGGTCTCAATTAGTTAATAATGAACCAATATTATTAGTAGTGGATTCAGTAGCTGCAATCGATTGTTCAGATAATATAGATTCTAAAATGGTAGATGGTAAAGCTGAAATGGGTGGAAGAGCAAAAGCTTTATATAAGTATTTTAGAATAAGAAGTGAGTTATTTTATAAATTGGGGGTAACCCAAATTTATATAAATCAATTAAGAACAGCTTTAAATATTGGATTTGGTAAAGATAATACTTGTTTACATTATAATACAATGATACCTTTTGTTGATGGTACTTCTATGAGAATAGGGGATATTATTAAAAATAGGGTATCAAAGGAAGTTTGGAGTTATAATGAAAGTACTGGTGAATTTGAACCAAAACCAATAGTTGATTGGGTAGTAAAATCTGAAACTAAAAAATGGATTCAATTTAAAACAGAAGGACCAGAAACCATTAATGGTTTTAATGGTTTTACTTGTACACATACTCACCATTGTTTAACTAATCATGGTTGGAAAAAAGCAATAGACATTGATATAAATGATAAATTAATATCCAAACAAAGGAGAGTTATAAATGGTACATTAAGGGATTTTCTTTGGGGAACTATACCTTTTGATTGCTCTTTATTCAGTAATCATGGTAATTATACTACAAGACTTACATTTAGTAATGGTAAACAGGAAGATTATCTTGTGTTTAAAACTGAGATGATAAGCAGGGCTTTTCCAATGAAAATGAAAAGTAATAATCCAAGTAAATGGATTACAAAAGTTGGTTATACTGAATTACAGGAAATATATGATAAAATAGGTAAAGATAGAGACCCATTAAAATTGTGGGATTTATCAAAACCATTACCACCAATTACTTTAGCTGTATGGTATATGGATGATGGTCATAAATATAATAATGTTACTGTTGGTATATCAATTTCACCAAGAAGGACAAATATTAGTAAATTATCCAAATATTTATCAGATATATGTGGTTTAGATAATAAAATATATGACCACGGTATAAAGTTTACTAATGAAGGTTCAAAAAAGTTGATGGAACAAATCCAAGAGTATGTTATAGAGTCAATGCAATATAAAATGTTACCAGGATATACCGGTAAATATAAACCATACCATTTGGAATTTAAAGAAAAATATATACCAATAGAAGTTGGTATCATATCCATAAATAAGGAATTCAATTCCAAAAATAGAAGGTTTAATAGAGGTTATAAGAGAAAAAAATATGATATTACTATACCTGATAATCATAATTTTTTAGCTGGTTCTAAAGAACAGGGTATAGTGGTACATAATACAACTACAGGTGGTGCTGCATTGAAATTCTATGCCTCAATAAGGATAGCTTTTTATTCAGGTAAAACTATAACCATAAAAAATAAAGGTAAAGAAAGGAAAGCTGGTAAATTAGTTACAATTAGGGTTTTAAAGAATAAAGTTGCTCCCCCAAGACCAACAATCTCCAAAGTACCAGTATTCTTTAATCCAAAATTCCATGAAGTTGGTTTTGATAGATGTTTTGGATTAGAAGATGTTTTTGTAGAGAATGATATAATAGAGAAATCTTCTGGGGGGGTTTATAAATATAAAGGTAAAGTATTATGCAGAGGAGAAGAAAAATTCCAGAAGCTAATAGAAGAAGATGATGAACTAAGGAGAAAGCTTCTTAAGAAAGCTGGAATAAATACTATTGGTTCAACTAAAAAACAATTAGAGAGTTTAAAAGAGAATTACTACCCAGTAGATGATTCCATAGAATATGAATCTTATGGCGAAGAAGACGAAGAGAGTGAAGAGTAGAGATAAACTACTTATGATAATAGATGGTTCTAATTTAGCACATAGAGCTTATCAAAAATTTGAGAATCTAAAAGCAAGTAATGGTAAAAAAACTGGTCTAATATATGGGTTTATGAGATTACTTAATTCATATATTATTAGGTTTAACCCAACATATGTTCTAGTAACTTTTGATACTTTGCAAAGTAAATCTTCCAATTTTAGAAATAATCTTCTTGGAGGATATAAAGAGCATAGAAAAAAGAATAATTTATCAATGGATTATGAACAATTTAATTATCAATTACGTTCAGTGAAAAAGATGCTTAAATATCTTAATATTACTGTAATATGGGATAATAAAGGTCTTGGACATGAATCTGATGATTATATTGGTAAATTTGCTTTGGAATCAAAAGGTAAAGTATTAATCATATCCTCAGATAAGGATTTTTGCCAATTGATAGATGATAGAATAAAGGTATTTAATCCTTTCAGAGATATGAAATTGAATAAAAGGAATTGTAAAGATGTAATGGGGTATTCACCAGAAGAATGTGTTGATTATTTATGTTTAGTAGGTGATAAATCAGATGATATTCCAGGATATAAAGGTATAGGAGAAGTAAAAGCAAGAAAATTCCTTGACCAATTTGGTTCTATTGAGAATTTTTTGGAATCAGAAGAAAAATTCCCTGGTATAGATAATGAAGGTCTATCAGAATTATATAAAAGGAATAAATCATTGATAGATATTAAGGTAGCTTTAAAAGAATACCCAATTACTACTATACCAATATATTATAATAAGAAAAATGAGATACTCATCAAAAAACTGATGGGTCAATTTAGTGAATATTCATTAAATTCATTTTTAACCCAAGAGTTTCTAAAACCATTTAAAACTTTGAAACAATGGAAAAACATTTAAGAATACAAATAGCTGGACCTTCTGGGGTTGGGAAAACTACTTTGGCAAAAGATATATCTGATATATATGGTATTCCTTATGTATCTGGTAGTTATTCTGATTTAATACCATCCACAAAAGATATATTGCATTCTGATATGATAAGTATGGACCCCAAAGAAATATATCAAAATGATTTTCAATTATTAAACCTTAGGAAAAGATTATTTGAAAATAATCCTACCTATGTATCAGATAGGTCATTTTTAGATTCAGCAACTTATATAATAGAAAAGGTATCAAGCAAAATTCCAAATTGTGAGATAGAGAATTTTTTGGAGATATGTTTAACCTTGTTAATGAATACTTGTACACACCTTATATTTGTACCATTCTCAAAGAATTATTTTAAAGAATGGGAAATAGAGGATAATAATAAAAGGATAACAAATAAGTATTATCAGTATCATATATCATTGTTAATGGAAGGTATATTAAGCTACTTTAATTATACCAGAAGTTATCTATACAGTCATATGATTGATTCAATGGTACCAATAAATTGTGGTAAAATAGAATATCTTGGTAAAAGTTTGAAAATATTAATTTTACAGGATATTGACCACAATATGAGGGTAGATAAGATAATGAAATTCTTAGAATTAAATTGATATGAAAAAACCAATAGCTATAGTATTTTCTGATTTACATATAAACAATTGGTCAAGATTTAATGAAGATAAAAAAAGAACCCTGGAACAATTCAGGGTTCTTTCCATTTTGGGTAAAAAGAGTAAGAAATATAATGTACCAATTTTATTCTGTGGGGATTTTTTCCATAAACCAGAAACAATGGACCAAGAGTTAGCAGAAATATGTTATAATGAGATAAATAAACTAGATTTAAGGATAAGAGCTATATCTGGTAACCATGATATGAAAAAGGTTAGTAAAATTGGGGAGAAACCATTTAGTTGGTTATATACTTTACCATCAAACTTTATTGATATCATGGATTATAAACAAGATACATTATCATCATATAATCAGGATATTATATTACATGGAGTACCATATATAGACCATAATATTGGTTTATGTGAATATCTTAAAAACCTAAAATTGGATAAATCAAAAAAGCATATCTTAATGCTACATACTGATTATCCAGGAGCTAAAGATACTGATAATAGAGAAATAGATTCAGTTGAAAACCTGAACATAAATATACTTGATAGGTTTGACCTTATAATTTGTGGTCATATCCATAAACCACAAAGATTATCAAGGAAAGTTTATATGATAGGAGCTCCCAATCAGCAAAGAAGAACTGATATGAATTGTAAATTGGGGTATTGGTTGATAATGGAAGACCTTACCATGAAATTTGTGGAATTATCAGATTTTCCAAAATTCATAGATGTAGAATCAGAAGAAGATGTTAAAGATGATGGTAATTATTATACACTGATAACTAGAGAAACCATTATAGAATCTGATAATAAAATTCATAAGGGTTTATCAAAAAAGAAGTTGGTAAGGTTATATCTAAAATATAACAATATCAAGGATAAAGAGAAAAAGGAATGCTTATTGGATATAATTAAAAAAGCAGAAGAAGATGATTGAGTTTAAGAAGATAATAATAGAGGGGTTTTGTTCCATAGGAACTCTAGAATTACCTTTAAATAATAATGGGATAACCATTATAAAGGGGGCAAATGGTTTAGGGAAAACTACAATATTTTCAGCATTAGTATGGGTATTATATGGTAAAACCTTAAAAGGTATATCAGATGTAAATCTATGGAAAAAGTTTAGAACTAAGGATTACAAAGGCACAAAGGTAGAAATATATTTTGAAAGCAATAATTCCATACATAAAATAATAAGATGCCAGAACTATACAGAAGATGTAGATGGTGCAAAAGGTGGAAGTAGACTTATATATCTTATTGATGCTGAACAGGTAAAAGAAAAAGGTAAACTAAAGTTACAATCGCTTATAGAGAAAAACCTGGGAATGTCTTATAATCTTTTCATAAATTCAGTAATGTTTGGACAGGGTATGAAAAGATTAATTCAAGAATCTGGTTCAGATAAGAAACAATTATTTGAGGAGATATTTGAACTAAACTATATATCAAAAGCTAGAAAAATTGCCCAAGATAAATATAATGAATTAAGGGTAGAGTTAGATGGGTTAATGGAGAAATTAGAAAGTAACCAAAATTATATAGATTCCATACTTTCCGATTTAAATTACACAAAAAGTAAAAGGGATAATTTTAAGAGTGAGTTAGCTAATAAAGTAAAATCATACAAAGACAAAATTATCCTATCAACAAAGAGGGTAGATGAGTTAGCTCTAAAGACCAATAAAGTTGATATAAATCAACATAATAAAACCATAGAGGGTATAAAAAGGAAAATAACCTTGTATCAAAATAAGGTAAGTGATTTAAAGAAATTACAAAAAGTACCATTGCAAGATTTAGTAAATGAGGTAATAGAACTTTTAGAAAACAAGGAATATACTGAATCAATTTCTAAATTAAAAACCATTAGGGATTCATTTAGTTCATCTGAAAGTTATATTCTTAGAATTTCTAAATTGCAGAATAAACTAACTAATGAAATAGAATCTAAAAATTCACTAGAAAAAACCATATTAACCTTAAAATATGCAAAAGAAGAAGTAAAATCATTAGAATCAAGGCTAAAAGAATTAAAATCCCAAAACCCAGATTTTGAATCAGTGATTAATAAACAATCCAAAAAATTAGAGAATTACAAAAAATCCATAAGCCAAATAAAATCTCAAATACAAGAACTAGAAAAACAAGTTAACCTATATAAATGGGCTTATTCAGAACCATTTGGAAATAATGGTATAAAAGCATTTATATTTGAATCCTCATTATCTGAACTTAATAACCTATTAAGCTCATATTCAGAAGTATTAGGGTTTAATATTAAGTTTATGGTGGATTTAAATTCTTCTAGAAAAGATTTTGTAGTAAACATAAATCTTGAAGGAGTAGAAGTATTTTATGAGGAATTATCTGGTGGTCAAAAGCAATTGGTTAATTTAGCTATGGCATTAGCAATGAATCAGATAATAACTCAATCAAAAGGAGTAAATATAGCTTTTTTGGACGAAGTATTTGAATCATTAAGTTATGATAATATAGAGGTAGTTATTGGTCTTATAAAGAAAGTATATAGAGAAAAAACATTATTCTTAATAACCCATCATGAATCATTACCAATCCCAAATTCAAAAATTTTAAATGTTAAAAGAGAACATGGTATCTCTGCCTATGAATTTTAATTACTACTATTGGGTAATAAAATATTAATTATGGCTAGAATAAATTCTAAAAATAAAGGCAGTAGATTTGAAAGGACCATTTGCAAATGGTTTCAGGATTGGACAGGGTATGAATTTAATAGAGTACCAGCATCTGGTGGTTTAAGGTGGAAAAAAACAGATAATATTACAAGTGATATTACTTGTACTGACCCAAAACATTCAAAAAGATTTAAACTATCAGTAGAATGTAAATCATATAATGACCTAAAATTTGAACATATACTCCTTGGTAATAAAGGTTGTAAGATATTATCATTCTGGGAACAAGCTTCAAATGATGCTATTAGAGGGAATAAAATCCCAGTGCTTATTATGAAGTATAATAATATGCCAAAAGGGGAAGCTTTTTTTGTAACCAATGATTTTTTATCAAATCTGATAATGAATCAAGAATCTAAATTGACTAAACCAAGAATGAGAATAGAAGTAAATAGTGAACTACATCTAAATATATTTATGTTATCGGATATAATAAATATTAGCTATAAAGTTTTATATAAAACCATTAAAAAATCAATATAATGAAAACTAATACCCAATACGTTTATTGTATATGCAGGATAGATAAGAAACATTGGACAACTATCAATAGTGACCTTAAATGTGGAGGGTATAAGAATATTAAAGCTTATATTCCCACTATAAGAATATTAAAGAAATCCAAGAATAATAGAAACTTTTATATAGAGGTACCTCTATTATTTAATTATGGGTTTGTAAGAATGTCATCAACAAAAGCTTTTGATAGACAATACCTTAGAAAGCTAAAAAAAGATATACCTGGTATACTTGGTTGGTTAAAATCATTGGAAACTATGCACCCAAAGAAAAAAAGGGCAAGAATAGATAATCCAGAAGATTTTGATGATTTTTCAAAAGTAGCAATTGTAAGCAAAGAAGAAGTAAAATATTATAAAAGGGTTTCAAAACAAAATAGGGTATACACTTCGGAGGATATAATTAATCTAAAATTAGGTAGCTATGTAGTATTAAAAGGTTACCCATTTGAAGGTATAGGTGCTACAATATTAGAAGTAAATTTAAATCTAAAATTGGTAAAAGTTGCTTTATACCCTGATTCAGCAAATATAATTGTTCAGATACCAATGGATAATGTATTTTATTCTATTTATAATGACTTTGATGAGAATAAATTAATGGCTTCAAATGATTTTATACAAGAAAACATAGATAGTGAAAAAGTAGAGCAATTTCTGTTAAAAAATCAATATTAATTCTATGGAACCATATATGGAAAAAGCTTGGGATTGTCTTACTGAGCAAGAACAAAACAGTTTATTTCTAAATCTTTCAAATGGGTTATCAGCTAGAGAGACTGGAGAAATTTTAAAGGTATCACATTACAAGTATTTAGAGATAAAGGCAAGAGCAGAAAAATTATTTAAACTGTTCTCTGATTTTTTTAAAATACACCCAAGTTTAGTAAACCCATCTTCACCAATAGATTCAAGATTTGCTGATTATTTATTTGGTTGTATGGTAAAAAGGTTACCAAAAGAAGAAGCTAAACTTCATACTGGTGATTCATCATTTTTACTTACTAAAATCAGTAATATTAAGATAGAGAAATGGATGTCAGTATTAAAACAATCAGAAGATGAGTGGGATAAGGATTTGTATGCCCTAATAATGGAATTTGATAGGTGGAATAGTTATAGAATATTACCAAGAAAATTACAAGCACCAACCCCATATAAAAGAAGAACCAACAAAAAAGAGAAGGTTTATATAAAATATTTACATAGAATACCTGATTTTAAGATTAGGGCTATGGTAGATAAATATTGGAGTAATGGTAAACCAGAAAATAGATATTATATATCAATCATATCAACTTTATTTGATGGTGGGTATTCAATAATACCAATAAGAAAAGATAAAGATATATTATCAGAAATAACTAAAATGAAGATCTATATATTCAGTACTATTATGGATGCTGATATATTTGGAGTTCTAGTAAAAGAATTTTTTGAGAGAACGAAAGACCCAAAATCTGGGTTAAAATTCTGGGAAGAGTACCGTTCAGTTATAAAAACAGCTATTAATTATAGGGAAATTAATAATATGGATTTTACTTGTAGTAACTTAGATATGGCTTATAACCTGAAAAGAAAATCCATATCAAAACTAAGAGAATCCAGGAAGAACCAATAGAATTTTTATATAATAAATTTGCATATTATTATTATATGTATTATATTTGCATATCAAAATTAAAAAATAAAAACTAATTAAAAAACATTAAACCATGAACAAAAGAGAAGAAAATCCATTAACCCTTCTAGGAGATTATATCTCATCAATAGGGGAAGAATTGCAAAGAATAATAGGTACAAATAATTTCTCTATTGGGGAATACCATTACATAGATGATGATAATGGGGAAATAACCCATTTCATAAGTATATATTCAAAGAGGAAAATTACAGAAAGTGAACAATTTTCTATAGTATCATCTTTGGAAGATGATGATATTACAGTATCAATTGATACTGATTTTGAATATGCTATGGAGAATATTGATACATATATTTATTATATAAGAATATACGCTTAACTATGACAAAGAGAAAAAAAGAACACCATATTACTGGTGGCAAAGATAAGTTAAAATTAATATCCTCAGCTGGAGGATTTAGTAATATGACTTATAGGGATTGCAAAAGAAGGGCAGTTGCATTAGGTATGCCATTCCCAGATGCTTGTGCAGCGGATTGGGGAAGATTGCAATCATATATAATGAAAACAGAAAATAAACCAGATTTATCATTAATTGATAAATATGATGATTGGGTAGATTCTATGCTAGAACAAGCTGGTTATGCAAAAGATGACCCATTAAGAAGCTATCAATTGAGATTAGGTTTTATTTCAGAGGAAAAAGTAGAAGAAGGGAAACGTAAAACAAGGAAGATAAAAGGTTTACCAAAACCCAAAAAACCAAAAAGAGAGAAAGATGAGAGTGGTTTATGGAAAGGTACAAAAAAATCATATACTTATGAATTAACCAATAAAGGTTATACTTTGGAAAGAATAACTAGAAGGGTTATGAAGAAATTTCCAGAAGCAAAACCAAAATCCATACAGCAATGGTATAGAGCTGCACTTAGGAAAAAGGGTATTGATTATAGGACTTTAAAATGATAACCAAAAAGAAATTAGAGAAAAAGATAGAGAAGTTAAAAGCTCTTAAAAGAAAAAACCCATCTAAATTCCATAGAATGTATTCAAAAGCTATGAAATCAGCCATAAAAAGTGGTAATTCATATGTATTAGAAACAGTTCCAGAGGAATTTAGGTGGTATGTTTTATATAAGAGGAAATCAAGAAGAAATAGGAGTAGATTTAAGTATAAAATAAGGGCTTATGATAAAAGGATTTATGTAAATAAATTTTACCCTTATTCATATCATAATTTAGAACCAGTTTTGGTATTAACTGGTTGGTTCAGTAGAAAAAATGCTAAATTACTATATGATACCTGGTATGGTAAATCATGGAGAGAAACTGTAAAATTCATAAAGGGTAAAAAAGCAATACAATTAGGGTTTAAAATAGGAAAATCATTATACATAAATGGTAGGTATAGGAAGCCAAAAACTAAATTATCTATTTTGAAAAGTTATAAGTATTCTAATAATAAAAAATCTTACCGTTGGAACATCATTTCAGATATATGTAAAGAGAATTATTCCGATAAAGAGAAAGAAAATATAATAGTTAAAAGGGTGTTGGATAAATATGAAACACATCAATGCGATATCCCAACAAAGGAAATTAGAGTTAATCCAAAGATTACTAAGGATGAGAAACTTAAATTACCGAAGATTCAGGAAATTAAGCAAATCAGAAAAAAAGACCTATATGAAATGTGAACTTAGTAATAATATTAAATTTCTAGCATTAAAATATCATTGTTTAACTAAAAAATCACTAGAAAGGTCTTTTAGGTGGGCTAAAAGGAATTTTGATTCATACTTTAAATTAATAGATAAATATAAGTATGAGAAAAATGACTTATATATAGAGAAGGAATTTATATTTCAAGGCTTTGTTCCAGAGAATGAGTTTAAAAAGAAAAAGGGTTTTGAATACATTTCCAGTAATAGACCAATAAATGGAAGAATATATATTTACCCTTTTCATTTAACTCATGACTATAAGCATTTGAAAAAAGGATATCCTAATATTTATTCAGTATTTGATTCTGGTATTGGGGTTCCTGGATTTACAAAAGTAAATATAATAAAATAAAAAGGACTATGGACATCAGAAAAATAGAAAAAAAAGATTATTCTTGGGATTCTAATATCTCCTACGGTATTTCTGAAATGACCTATAAGGTTGATAATGATGAACCGATGGAAGAACCAAGAATATATCCGATTACCCTAAAAAATAGGGAAGACTTTTTAAATATGGTAAAAGAAATTGTGGAATTTAATCAAAACTCCAAAAGAATTTCCCGAACAGTAGGGGGGAAATTTTATACCATTAAGAATATTATAATACTAAACTAAATAACCATTTATTAACCATTAAAAAATAGAAAATTATGGCAAGAACAAAAAAATCTAGTGTTAAACCAGTAGAAAAAAGAGAAGTTTCTAGAAAAGTAATTAACGGGGCTTTCATTATATTCTTTGATGATGGTTCTATTCAAATTATTGCTAAACCTATTGATTTAACTAAGGAAGAAGTTTCCTCTTTATTTGGTTCTTCTGAGGAAGAAGAAGAGGAAGAAGAGGAAGAAGAAGAGGAAGAAGAAGAGGAAGAAGAGGAAGAGGAAGAAGAGGAAGAAGAAGAGGAAGAAGAAGAAGAGGAAGAAGAAGAAGAAGAGGAAGAGTTGACCGGTGAACAACTCAATGAAATGGATTTTGAAGAATTAGAAGATATTTGTGAAGATAAATCACTTGATACTGACCCTGATGATTATGATGAGGACGAGGTTGAAAAGTTGAGAAAAGCAGTTGCAAAAGAATTGGGTATTAATCTCCCAAAAAAGCAAGAGAAAAAATCCAAAAGTAAGAAGGGTAAAAAATAATAAGACTATCAATTATCGTTCATAATTTAGTATTCATAAAAAATCCAGAGGGGTTAATAAAAGAACACTGATACCTGTAGAATTCATATCGTTCCTATTTAATTCAAGTTTTAACCCCTCTGGATATAAAAAGTAGACCATTTATTAAATAACAATAAAACAAAAAAAA